TTCTTCAGTAGTTAACTGAAGAGTGTGCACGGTTTCCAGTGTTGCCACAGGGATCTCCTGTTGTGCGGTGCCCATCTCCGCTGGGGGCAATGCTGAGTGGGGGAGTCGATCCCCCGGCATCACGCCTTGTACTCAGCTCAGTATTCACAAGGTTCGTAAGGCTCAAGAGCACTGTGGTACTGCAGGTACTCATTAAGCACCTGCCGATGATCAGTAGCTTGAACTTTCCACAGCACCTCGGTATCTTCCTCAAGACGAAGGACGAAGTACCAGGTAGTGCCTGGCTTCTGGCTCACGACTGTGGCCATGTCCAAGACATCACACTGATCAAGCATTGACCAGGTTTTCCAACCCTTAGCTTTAGCATTAGCAGCTGCCTGAGCAGCATGCTTGTTAACGCTGAGCTTGCTTTGAGTAACCTTTCGATCCAGTTCAACGGAGGTAATCTTCATGGTGTTAAATGCAATGGGATGTTCTGCGTGGTACGGATGCGCAGCCCCCGATATGTCAGTAAATAAACACATTAATATCAACAAAATTTACGCAACAGTCTTATTTGAACCGTCGGCAAAACGAAGAGAATTCCTAGATTCGGGCGCTATATAATGCCCAAATCATGTTAAGAATTGTATCAATATTGTCCGAATGGATGCGTCGCGGTCAAAACAAAAAAATAAACTGACGCAACAACAAACTTCAATTGTTCTTAACGTCGTCAGGGGCGCTGCCCCCTCCGCCTCTTACACTTAACTCATTAAACTTCCAACCTTGATAACTCCCTGGTGCTTACAACACACTCCTTATCAACGTAGTCAGGGGCGTTAACTTCACACTCACAATTTCATACCGTCGCGCATTCTTTTTTTTCTTCCCGCATTTACATTCGGCCAATGGGTGGGAGAAGCGTCAGGTAATTTTGATCCCTAATTGCCATATATAGGGCTGTTATGTCATTAAAACCAGGAATTATAATTGGTTTTTGTTAGTAAATTCCCTAATTAGCCCCAAAATTCCAACAAAAAAGCCGGGGTCTATCCCCGGCCTTATGTTTACATTTGCAAATATTATCTATTGACCCTTTTTGCGTTTATATGCGAGCGTTGCTTTGGCTGCTTTACCGAACGCTTCTTCGTCTGGAAGCTCATAAGCCAAACTCATCTTGGCGTCTTTTACAAAGTCACGCACTTCAAGAGAATCATGGCCCTTCACAGCCATATCCATGGCTTTATTTTTGATAGCTTCAAGAGCTTCTACACGTTTTTGACGTGTTCCGGCGTCCATTTGTTGCATCAATACTGTATTTCCTAACTATAAACCCTATTTATTCGAGATTTTTCCCTTATACAATGTAAATAAGCCTTAAAAACGTTAGATATTTTCCAATGGCCCTTTCTCCGGCTGATTTTTACGCTTATAGCCGCGCCACTGGGGTCCAAGTCCCTGAAGATCCGGAAGAACGGGCGGAAATGGCGCCAAAAGTTTTGGAGTTTCGCCGTAATCAACTTAAAGCTCCAGAGCAAAGCCCCAACGCTCTGCAAATTTTTGGTACAACCGCCCTAGCTGCAGGTGCTGCCATTGGTGCTGGCCTTGCAGGTCGCCGCTTTTTACGTGGCAGGACTGAATTACCCAAAGCACCTAGTCGTAGTGCGAACCAAGGTGTTGTTCAACAAGATCTTTCCAACCTTCGCCGTGCTGCGGCTGTAGTTGAGCCAGCGTCTGAACCCGTAGCTCCATCACGCCCAGCACCTGGTACAACTGAGAATGCATTAGCAATTGATCCAACGGATCGTTTGTTGCAAGAGCTTGGTGAAATGCAAGCATCTCGCAAAAAAGAACTGACATCTCGCATGAGTCAGGCTTATGGACAACGCCTGGAAAAAACAGCGGATGAACTCCTGGAGCAACTGCGCTCTGAATCTGTTGATTTAACAACAATCCAGGCCGCAACAGAGAATTTGCAACGTTCTCAATTTGCAAACGCTGTTGAATCTGGTGAAGACCAGATGACGGGGCGCATGAAATCCCAGTTGCAACGCAACGAAGATTACGACATGTCTCAAGTTGAGATTCTTGAGAACATTGCATCTCAAAACCAACGCGCCATGATGGAAGAGGCTGATCCCTCTCAAGTTATTGGTTATGAACCGGATGCAGCAATTAATCAAGTCGCTTCTCAACTACCTGATGGTTTGCCAGTTGATCAAGCTGAACTTTTAACAACAAAAAAACCTAAATATTTTATTCGCGAACGCGTGTTTCAACAACCAGGTGCACGTCTTCAAGAAGAAGCAAGAAAAACGCAACGCTATCAAACTCCTACTCCTGTTTCGGTAATAGGTCGTTATCCGCCAGCCCCTCAAAACCCTCCCTCTTCTTACCTAAAATTTCCGGGTCAATTTGGCAGTTCAACAGGCGAAGCTATCGTTGTTAGTCCGGTTGAACCTGTTGCCGGTTTAACAAATATTCGCCGGGGTAATATTGAATTTACAGCCACTGAAGCACGTTTGGGTCCGACTGGCCGTTCTGCGCGATTTACTGTTTTGCCTCCTGGAACACCAACGGAAGGTAGGACTTTTACTGGTTCGTCAACGCCAACAATGAGCGCAGATGAAATGGCTGCAAAATTAACTGAAATGCAACTTAGTCAAGAAAAACAAATTCAAAACACAATGGCTCGTGGTTTAAGTGAAGCGCGAGCAAAGCGAAACATTCAATTATCCGAAAGTCAACGCCAGGCAATTGAAGAATCTCTTCCTAGTTTTTCGCCGGAAGACTTAATGAGTCGCACTGGAGTTGTTGGATATGGTGATATTTTAGAAGCTGAACGTTTTGCAGAAGAACAAACATCCAAGTCAGGTCGTTTAAAAGCGTTAGAAGAAGGTGGTTTTTTGGAAGAACAAATTGATCCCGGTCAACTTCGCGTTGCACCGCAACAAGTTCGCCCTGGTGTGATGATTCGCCCTGCATCTAAAACTTCTTATCGAGGAATGACGGGCCGTCCAGGTTTTAGTATTTATGGTGAGCAAGCTCCTGGCACTGCAGGAACGCCTGGTTTTGGTGCCGGTGCTGTAGAAGCTAGAAAAATAATTAAAACAGAAGGTGAAGAACGTGGAGTAACAACACCACGAGCTTTTATTCCTGGTGTTGATGACCCTCAAATGAGAACGCCAGAAGGTTTTGTCTATACAGAAGAAGCAATGACGCAACCAACACAAGCTCGTGGAGGTTACCGGCGTTATGGGACGCAACCCCCCACGCGACCAGAGGCTGCACTTGAGGCCTTTGATGCTTCGCGTCATTTGCGGCAGCTTCAACAAGCTGGTCGTTTCGAAGAGGCTCAGGCTTTTCTTGATAAAATGAAAGAAGAACGTGGCATTACCGCTTTGGGTCAGTCGCAACCTTTGCGTCAACCAATAAATCGACGCGGCAAGTTTGGAGCTTAATCATGGCTGAAGAAAAGAAAAAACCTAAAAAGTGGATCCAAGGCATGGAGATGAAGGAAGGTGCCTTCACTGCCAAAGCCAAGAAAAAAGGAATTACTTCGGCTCAACTTCAGGAAAACGTTTTGGCTAATCCCGAAAAGTATGATGAAAAAACGGTAAAACAAGCCAATCTCCGCAAAACGTTAGTAGGCTTGCATCAGAAAAAGAAAAGTAAAAAAGAAAGCTAATGGCTAAAGATGCCAGATTAGACCTTGGCCGTTACGTTCAAAATCCTTTTGATAAAAGCGGTCAGGTTGCAAAGCGTTTAGATTTCGGTGACTTGTTTCAGGCAAAACCTGAGACAGGTGAATATCCCTGGAACCCATCTAGATTTACCGAGCGTGACCTGTTAAAGCGCATGATGACGCGCAAGGTTACGTTGAATCCCACATTAAGTTTTACGCCTAATACTCCGTTCTTTGATGGCAATGAGGGAGTAACAGAAGCTTATGACATGTTTGGCTTGGGACGGTTTAACCGCCCAGAAGACTATGACTTTGATGAGGGCCGTGCTCGCACAACGCAGCGACCGCAAGAGCAACCTGATTTCAATCCTTTATGGGTAGAGGCTTACAAACTAAGTCCAACCTTGGATCCTGCAAAAGCAGCTAAAAATCCAATGCCGCGTTTAAGGAATCCTGATCCCCGTGGCTTCCTCATGGGTATGGCTGAACGACGCGCAGAGAGCGAAGCAGAAGATAAACCTTCGATTTCCGAACTTTTAAAACGCAAAAATTTAGTGCAAGAAGAACAAAAAACCACAGAAGAGCGTCAAGGAGAAACAACAGCCAGCCAAAACAAAACTCAAACCAATATCCCCCCTGGGGCTTCTTAAGCTAACCCTCGATAGAATAAATAAAAAGTTGAAATAATATGGCAAATCTTCTAAGCCGACTTGCAAATTTTGCTAAACGCAATCCTGATGTTGCGACGCAAGTTGGTGCAGGAAGCGCTCTTGCTGGCGGCTTTGGCTTGCTCTCTGGTAGTGTTCCAGCAGCGGCTGCGTACGGCGCAGCTGATTTTCTTGCTGCTTATCCAGCTACTCTTGCAGCCCGTAAACTTGGACAAAAATATATTACTCAACCTGTAAAGCTTTTAGGAAAAGAAATTAGTCCACAGACGCTCCGTGGCGCAGTAGAAACAACTGCAAATTTAGGTTCTTCGATTGCTGCACCGTTTACCGTTGATGCAGCCTTTGGTCGTTACCTTTATCCAGAACCAACTGTTCAATCACAAGGCCAACAAATTATGCAAGAAATGCAGCAACGTGCTGCAGTTAATCAACTCGAAGGACCACAAGCTGTTGCCCCTGGGACTCAATTCCAGATGCAAGGTCTTGAGCATACCTTCCTAAGAAACTATGTCAAACCACAAAACTACATGAGCAGTTTGATGCCAGGTTATGACGAAACTTTGGCGCAACTGCGTAGTCCTTTGGGGGCACAATGAATTTATTTCAATCTCTCCAACAAGTTGGTCAAGATATTAAACAAGGCTATAAAACAGCTGACGTTACGCAGCGTCAAATGTTTGCTCAAGCAAAAGAAAAAGGCCTGGGCTATGGAGAAAGTATTTTAGACCCAGGTTTTAAAAAAGCTATTGCCGCAAAAGGCATTACGGCACGTCAAACACCAGCTCAATTTGCTGGCGCATATCTTTCGCGTACTCTTATTGATTTAGCCAATGACGGTACGCGTACCTATTGGTGGCGTTGGAATCATCCTTTAGCAGTTGCCCAACGTGTTGTTGGCTTAGCTGTTGATCCTTCTATTATCAAGTCTCCTACTGCCAGAGCTGTTACTGCACTTGGTATCGCAACACCCGCCATTGCAGCTGCCGGTACGTACGACATTACAAACCCAGAAGAAGCTTTTCGCCCCACGGGTTTTGCTCAAACATATTCACCCAAAGGTGCAGAAGATCGCAGGCAAACTGCTCAGCCAACACAAGAGTTGTTTGAACGTTTCTTCCTGGGACGTACAGGAGATCCTCTTAAGTACGCAACAGCCAAACAAGAAATTCCCAACTTAACGCCAGAGCGGTATGCAAACTACATGAATTTTCTTTACCAAGAAAAAGGTTTGCTTGGTCTTGGCATTGTCAAAGGAACCATGGAAAACTTACAAGGTTATCCAGAAGCTCGTGTCCTTGGTTATCCTGTAAATATTCCAATGGCTGGAGGTTTTGCTGGCGGTTCTCTTGCTGCAACAACAGCTGCACGGTTACCTGGAACACCAAGGCAAAAAGCTGCACGAGCAATGGCCGGTGGCTTGGCAGGATCTCTTGCTGGTGTTGCATTAGGCAACGTAACAAACGAAGCAATTGCTGCTGCTAATCGTCCACAACTTCCAACAACAACTCAATACCAAAACTTAAGTACTGATAGAATTTAACTAAATAAAACATATTCGTTCATAATGACCCCAGAAGAATTAGCAAGATTGCAAGCGGGTCTTGATCCACGGGCTTATTATCCGGAACTTGATTTACTTCGTCGGGCGCGTGCCGGTGAAGTTCCTGCAGAAGCAGCTGCTCCCCGTGGCGCTACCACCGTCGCTCCCACTGCACGTATTTCTCCCCAAGAGCGTGCTCAAAAGCTTGCCGGGCAAACACTGCAAGGCGCTCAGCAGTTAATGGGTGATCTTGGCGCACTTCCCTTTGGCCGCATTGGTCTTGTAGGTGGACTGATCCCTGGCGTCACTACGGCCATGACAGAAGCTGCTGCTGGTCGCCCCGTAGGCGCTGGTGGTGCTCTGGGCGGTGGTATTCTCGGTGGCCTTGGAGCTGCAGCTATTACTGCTCCTTTAAAAGGTCGGTTTGGTCTTGTTGGCAAAGCAGTACGTACTGTTGCCCCTTTCCTTGGTGCTCAGCTTGGTGCTCCACTTGGTGCTGAAGGTGCAGAGTACGCCCGTCAACAATTAACGGGCATGCCGACCAAAGGCAAAGAACAAGAATTTGCTTCTCAAATTGCCGCTGCTCGCACTCTTTCTGATCTTGGCCTTAGTCAATTCCGTACACAAACCGGAATTGAAACAAGTGCTGTTAAAGATTTAAGTAAGTTTTATTCTGATCAAGCTTATCTTGATCTCCAGCGTAATCTTCCTATTGTTAACCAAATGAAGAACGCTGACCTGGTTCGTCAACAAGCATTGCTTGCTTCTCAAGGTAATCAACTTGCACGCTTAAGTGTCCTTGGTACAGCCGGTCAACTTGCTCAGGGTGCACAAGCCGAAACAGGTGCGACACTGCGGACCATGATGACTTCTAATCCTTATGCCAACGCAGTGCTGAGGTAATCATGGCTCCTCAATTTTTTGGTAAAGGCGCTACGGATTTTGGCTTGGCAGGTAAATATGCTGCTCAGTTAAACGCCCCTACAAAACCAGCATTTACTCTGGAAAATCCCAGTCAATATTTGCAGTACAAACAAAGTCTTTTAAATAAGGGCTACAAGCCAGAAGATGTTAATGCAGCAATGCAGCAATTTGCACCTTCTGCATCTTCTCAAACTTCCGAAGGCCGTTTTATTGAAGGCTTGCTGCCTTTAATGCAAAAACGAATTGAACAAGACTTGTTCTTGTCTAGTCCAGAGGGAATGAAAATTCAATTGCAAATGGCAAGAGAAGAAGCAAAAGAAAAAGGCAAACAAGGTTTGTTGTTTAATACCTTGGCACGCCTCCCTGAAACCATGGCTGCTGCAGTGAGTCCTTACGGGGGGCCTGTCGGTGCTGCAATGGCTTACCAAGGAGCTGCCGCCATCCCTGGTATTTACTCTTCTACTCTTGCCAACTATCCGCAGTTGCAGATTCCTGGCTCCTCGACCCAACAGTATCGTTACTTTTAGGTGAGGTAAAATAAAAACATGGCTGGATTAACTGATCCGAGTAGTTATTTAAAACCGTTTGGATCAGAAAGCTTTTCTTCAGGTAAAAAAACAATGGCTTTTGGATGGGATGATGCACTGTTAGGCGGCGGGATGCTTGCCCAAGGCGTCTTCGGTATGATCGGAGCCCAACGTCAGGCTGAAACCCAGGCATCAATCGCCAATGCACAGATGGCCGCGCAAGCGGATGCCATCCGTAATGCCAGAGAAGCTCAAAAGGGTCAACTTGGTTTAGGTCTATTCAATAGCATCTTTGGTGCAACAACTGCTCCTGACATTGAATTTGGTCGTCAGCTTGCTGCACAACGAGCTCAGTTTGGTGAGTTTATCCCCAAGCAAATGGGCTTAGGCCGTGAGCAAGCTCGTTGGGAAACAGCTTTCCGCACATCGCCTGAAATGTTGGAAGCAAACCGGCGCGAACGCATGGGGCGTTTGCAAGAAACAATTGCGGGCTACATGGCACAGCCAACAGGAATGTTTGGTCCAATTAAACGTATTAATATAGAAGCATTAGCGGGTTAAAACTATGGGTGGCGGCCGTTCACAACAAGTAACATATCAGGCTCCACCGCCTGATAATACTTTTGCAAAGTTTTTGCAGTATCAACAGGAAAAGGAAACAAAAGCAGAAGAACGTGCTGCGGCAGAACGTGCAGAACAAAAGGCTGCAGAAGAAGCACGTAAAGCCGCAGGTGCCTCTGGTTATGCAGGCCTTCGTCAAGGTGTTGAATCACAACTGCGTCAAGGTTTAATTGGCTATGAAGCTGCGACTTCTCAGTTGCGTGATTATGCAACTAAATATGACATGACTCCGCCCGAGGCGGATGTTACTGCATTAACCAATATCTATACACAAGAGCTTCTCCCTGGCCGCCGTCAAACAGGCATTGGTGCAGCCTACGAAGAAATTCTTGGTCGACAAGCGACCGAAGAAGAAAAGTCCAAGGCAATGGAGCGCTTTAGCCAAGGATATTATACGTCTACCCAAGATCTTCGTGACGCTTTATATAAAGGTTCTGAGTATCAAGAAAAATTTAATCAGAGCTATTTAGATAATTATTACGATACTAAATTTGGCAAACAAACTGTTGATACAGCGGGCAAAAAAACAGGGCAACGTACGTTTAATTTTTCTTCTAACCTTCTGCCCACATTAAAGGGAGATGCTCTTGATCGTGCAGGGGTTTCGCTGCCCTCTTTTGGTTCAGTTACAGGTACGCCCGCAGAGCTGGAAGAACAAATTCAAAACGTACGTGATTCTCGTCAGTTTCTTTACAGCGCTGGCCTGACAAATCTTCAGGGCGAAATCGATAAAGAAGTGCAAAAATTAAAAACGGAAGGCTCTAAAGAGCTGGCTAAAATTCAATCTCAGGGCAGTATTTACAATACCCTGGTGGGCTCTTTTAATTTTTAAATTAAAATTGCTATAATTATTTTATGCTGTAACAGGTAAATGACTTCTTCTGTTCCCACTGGTCAAGGCACTACTGACGACTATTTTGATATCAGTAAGTTTGAACAGTTGCTGAATCGCCTTGAGGCCTCGAAGGGGCGTCAACAACGCCAAAAGTCCCTTGAAGGTCGCCGCGATATTTTCGCCCAAGGCCTTGCAACAATGATGAGCAATTTCTGATTTTTAAATCATGACTTCTTCTGTTCCTACCGGCCAAGGTGCCACTGACGATTATTTTGATATCAGTAAGTTTGAGCAACTTTTGGATCGCCTGGAGTCCTCCAAAGGTCGTCAGCAACGTCAATCGTCCCTTGAAGGCCGTCGTGACATCTTTTCTCAAGGCCTTGCCAGCATGATGAGCAACTTCTGATTTTTTTGTTAAACTAATAAGCCATGACCAGTAGCGTCCCCTCCGGGCAAGTCGATGTCGATGATTGGTTCGATCTAGACAAATATCGCCAAGCTGCTGGCGTGGCTTACGAGTTTTCCAAGAAAAAAATGGAGACCGCTGGTGAACAAGAACGAGAAACCATTGGCAGGGGTGCCACGGAACAACGTGCTTCCCAAGAGCAGGAACAAGAATTCAGGCAGCGTGACGAGGCCAGGGACTACGGTCAGGCCCAACGAGCTTATCGATATTGAGTTATTTGATACATGGGTCGATAATTTAGACGCTTCGACCCAAGAATCATTCTGTGCGTTTGCTGCAGATAATTACTCGGTAGTTGAAATTTATTTATATTCTCGTTTCCTTGGTTATCGGGGGAGTATTACTGCGTGTGATCTTTGGGTTAAAGATCATTACGTTAAGCCTGATCATCGTAAGAAACTGTTATATGAAATTGATGAGATGCAAGAAGATATCCGTAAATTGCGCGAAGACGTGGAGCAAGGAATCGTCAAACGCGATGCCGGTGTTGCTCGCATTGCATCAATGCAAAAAGAACTCCGTGGCACAATCGCCCAAGTAGAAGAGTTTACAGCCATCAAAGATCGCAAGGGCTTGTTAATGGCTGGTGCTGATCGTGCTATTCGTGAGTTAATGTTTATCTTCAAAGATGATGCAATTGAAGGCCCCCTGGAAGAAGCTTCAATGAGTGTGTGGGCACGCATGCAACTTGAGGAATAAATTGCTTTAAAATATTGTTATTGCTTAAATGTTGTTATGGGTGCAACAAAAAATATTCGTTTGGCGGGTGATGCCAGGCGTCGTCAATTAGAAGGTTTGGCTCAGCGTCGCGCTGCAGCAGGTGCAACGCCTTCTACAGCTGGCGGCCCTAGTGACAACCCTGCTGTTACTGGAGCCCGGGCTGCGATGTCTCCTAATGCCGTAATGCGTCAGGAAATGTATGCTGCACGTCCCGGCGTTCGCTCTCCTCTTCAGACCCAGGGTATTGAATTTAGCCAAGGTCTTATTTCTGACCCTTCTCAGCTCGCTAACATTTCGGCGGGATCTCCTGGTTTCGAACAAATTCAAGAGCGTGTTCGCGGTTTGGCCAAACTCCGTAATACTGGGAGCCGGTTTTGATGTCTAAAAATAAAATGCCGCCGCAGCTTCTTGAGCACTTCAAAAAGAAAGAAGCCAAGAAAGAAGACGGTTCAGAGATGAACGATAAAGAAAAACGTCGGGCGGCTTTGGATAAAGCGCGTAAATATCAAGAACAAAAGAAAAAGCACAAAGAAGCAAAATAGATTACTATTCAGTAATACTCTGAATAGTTCTTGTGCCTTCTTACGTTCATTTAGCCCATAGGCGTAATGCCAAAGCAGCTGCTCGTAATCAGCAGCTAAAAAAGCCTAAGAACGAAGATCTGTTAAAGCGTGCGCAAGAAGATTTTGCATATTTTTGTGAGTACGTAGCGGACAAACCACCAGCTCAACACCACAAAGACTGGCATCGTAACTTTGTAACGAACGAAGATAGCTCTTGTTTAATTAAGATTGCTGGTCCCAATATTGATCTCCTGGCGCCAAGGGGTTCAGCTAAATCAACTGTCTTGGGACTTTTAACTGCTTGGGCAATTGGCATACACACACATGCCAAGATGCCCCTGCAAATCCTTTATTTGTCATACACTGTTGATATTGCGCGTTCTAAGTCGGCAACAATCAAACGCATTATTTCTAGCAAACGCTATCAAGAAGTTTTTCCTAAGGTTCGTCTTTTAAAAAATGCCACCAGTAATGAATACTGGTCCATTGACCACAAGTTTGCTGGCATCGATGTAACCGGTGACGAGCAATTTACTCTTTGCGCCGCTGGCCTTAAGGGTTCAGTGACATCCAAGCGTTCTCATCTTGTGATGATTGATGACGCTATTAAATCTGCAGCTGACATCTCCAATCCAGATATCCGCAAAACCATGCAGGATAACTGGAACGCGGTGATTGCACCCACCATGTTTGAAGGTGGGCGTGCAATCTGCCTCGGTACTCGCTTCCGTCATGACGATATTCATGCGACTACTTTTAATGAACAAAATAACTGGACTCAGATTGTTTTGTCAGCAATCCTTAATAATTTAAAGACTGGCGAGGAGGAGTCCTACTGGCCAGAGATGTGGTCCCTTGAGTATCTAAAGGAAAAGAAAAGGCAAGCGCCCATTGCTTTCTCTTTTCAGTACATGAATCAAATCGTCAGGCAAAATGAGCTATCGCTTGCTCCAGAATTAATCGTAAAAGCAGAGATTTCAACAGAGTTCGATACGCTTGGCATTGGTGTTGATCTTTCTGCTGGCACAAAAGAAAAGAACGATTACACCGTCATGATTCTTGGTGGTCGTATTGGCGATCGCATACACATCATTGACTACCGCCGTATACGTGTCATGGGTAACTTAGAAAAACTTGACGCCATGAAAGAACTTCTCAATGATTGGTCCATCGTGGGTAAAGATGAAAATGGCAATTATTTCCCAACGTATTCAACATGTGATATTTGGTCAGAAGCCGTGCAGTACCAGGCTTCCTTGGAAGCTGACTTTAAACGTGTTTGTTTAAACAACGAGGGTCTTTACAACTTAATTTGGCATCCTGTCAAAGGTTTCCGCGCTGATAAATTGGCCCGTTTCCGTGGAATTATGGGCATGTTTGAAGATCGCAAAATTATCTTTAATCGTTTTCGTAATTTCACAGCTTTGTTTGAAGAGCTAACTAACTTTGGTGTTAGTAGTCACGACGATTGCGTCGACGCTCTCGTCTGGCT